CAGACCGCCTACGAACTCCGACCAGAGGCTCTTGGCGCTCCTGGCCACAGAGAGGATCCCTTCGGCGATCCCCTTGGCGGCCGTCCAAAACGCAGCCTGAAAGCCCTTTGTGAACGTTATCCACAGTCTTTCCAGGGCGCCGATGCCGGTTGTCCACGCCATCTTCAAGCCGAGCCACATGATCCTGGCGGCCAGGGCGATGTCGCCGGCGGCCAGCGCGTCGCCGATCCCCATCCACATGTCAGAGGCCCAGTTCTTGAGTTTCGTGAACTTGCCGCCCAGCCAGTCCAGCGCCTTTGCGCCTGACTTCGAGGCCGTGATCAAATAGGCGCCCAATGCGCCCACAGAGGCTATCACCATGGCGATCGGAGTCAGCATTAGCCCCAGGACGGTCGTGAACGCCGCAAACGCCACCTTTGCGATACCGACCACGCCGATAACGACGCCGATCGCCGCGCCTACGGCCTTCAGCGCCAAACCCAGCGCTACCAGCGCAACACCGGTCGCGAATACCGCCGCGATAACCTTGGCCAGCGTAACCAGCAGCGCCCTGTTGTTCCGCAGCCAGGCGGTGACGGAGCCCGCCGCCTTGGTCATCCAGCCGGCCAGCTGAGCGATAACAGGCCCGAGGGCCTCGCCTATGGCGATCTGAACGCCCTCGACGGCCGACCAGAGTTTTCTGAAGGATCCGCCGAGCGTGTCGTCCATTACACGGGCGGTCCGCGCCGCCGTGCCGCCCACATTGGAGAGCACCGCCTGCATGTCCTTGAAGTTCGACCCGCCGGCGAGCTTCAGGGCCGAAGCGCTGCCCCGGCCGAACAATTGCTCGAAGATCGACAGACGCTGGGCCGAACCCATCTTCGCGGTGGCCTGACCCAGGTCGGACAGGATATCGGCGACCTTCCGCAGGTTGCCGTTGGCGTCGACGGCATCGACGCCCATCTTCTTGAGCATTTTCTGCGAGCCGGTCTTCGACAGGTTCTTGTACGCCCGGGCCAGTGCCGTGCCCGCCACCGAGCCCTTGATGCCGTTGTTGGCCAGGACGCCGAGCGCCGCCGCGGTGTCGCCGATACCCTCGCCGGCCTCCCTGGCCATCGGGGCGACGTATTTCATCGACTCGCCGATATCCTCGAGGCCCTGCGCGGAGTTGTTGGCCGTTGCTGTCAGCACGTCGGCGATATAGGTGGTGTCCTTGGCCGTCAGGCCGAAGCCTCGCATCGCGGCCGAGGCGATCTCCGCTGCGCGCGGCAGGTCGGTGGCGGTCGCGCGGGCTAGGTTCAGGACCGATCCGATGGAATCGAGGATCTCGGCGGGCCTGAATCCGGCCCTGCCGAGTTCCGTCATTGCCCCGGCGACCTGTGCGGCGGTGAAGGAAGTGGTCCGACCGAGTTCCTTCGCCCACCGGGTGAGTTTTTTGAACTCCCGATTCGTCGCGCCGGTCACCGCGCGTGTTTGGGCCATCTGGTCCTCGAAGCCCGCAAAGGTCCGGACAGCGATCCCGACGGGCACGGCCAGCGCCGCGGTGGTTGCAGCCATCCGCGTGCCGATATTCTGCAGTCGCCTGCCGAAAGCGCGCACCTTGGCGCGGGCCGCACGCAGTCCGCGCACCAGCTTGCTGTTGTCGGCGTAGAGCTCGACGAAGGCTCGACCGGCTCGGATTGCTCTTCCAGACGGCATTATTCTGAATTCTCTTAATTCTTGTCGCCGTTAGTTGAAAAAACAGGTCGCTAAGACCTAGAATTAACTGCCCATAATTCCGGTCTTCCCCCGAGGCCGGAATTCAGTGCGAAGGTCTGGTCTCCCCCTACCAGGCCTTCGTCTTTTTTAGCTGGCAGTCCCGTCTGCGGTTGCCGGAGCGGTTGCGGTCTTTGCCATTTCGATTGCCGCTGCAACTTGGGCCTGTATATTCGCCTCGGTCTTGACTTCATCCCGTTCGGCCTGGGCCTTGCCCGCGTCGCGGCGCTTCTTGACTGCATATCCGCCAGCCCCGATTCCCAGCGCACCAAGGATCGTGATTATCTCCGGCGCATACTTCTCATAGAGCCCGACTCCGCGCTCAATGGTCTCGACGGCCTTGGCGGCGGTCTTGTCGGCCGCGTCGAGTGCCTTATCCACTACCATCCCCGCATCCGGGCGTTTGCCCGCCATTTCGCCGGCGATCGTCGAGAGTTTTTCGACCGCCTTGGCGGTTGCGGCGGCGAGTTTGTCGACCTCGGGCGATCGGGTTTCGTCGGGGGATCTCGGTTCGGGGATCGCGGCGGCGACCTGGTCGGTCATCTGGGCAACCTCGGCGACGGCGCCCATCCGGTCGGCTATCTGGGCGGGCTTTGCGTCGGGCTTGGCGATATCCTCGGCTAGCGACGCCAGGCGAACGGTTGCCACGCCCATCGCACGCGCCCGGAGATCGGACCGCAGCCGGGCGGTTTTGACCTGGTCGTCCTTGTAAGCCCACTGACCGGCCTCGATCTGCGCCAGCGAGTCCATGTTCACCGGCGTCTTCGGCGCACCGGCGTAGGTTGCCGCCGGGCGAGTCATCTTCGCCAAGGCGCGCGATGCGGGCGAACCGGGCCTTGCGCCAGTTGCGATGAGCTGAGCCGCCAGGTCGTCGGCACCCTGTGCGGCCTGTTTCTGGGTCTCGTCGGGCGCCAGGCGCAGCCCGGCGAGAGTCATGTCGGCGCAACCGGGGGTCAGAACGACCGCGGCCGCCAGCAGGAACAGCCCGACCGCTACTCGCACTATTACATTGCATCCGTTCATTGCAGTTTCTCCTTAGCCTCGGAAGGCCTTCTTGAATTCTGAAACAGTCTCGGGCGTCACTTCGATTACGTCTTCGCGCGGGACCGCCGTGTTGTGCGGGTCGAAATCCGCAGGCTCGAACAACCTGCCCTTCTTCGGATCCCGGTTCACGTTCGCCGTCAGCGCCATCACCGCAGAGGTGTGCCGCCACATCGCTCGGTCCCGGCCTTCGGCCATCCACAGAAGCTCGCGCAGCGTAAGCGGGCCTGGATCTATCCCGACGGCGCCGGCGAGTCGCCAGACCTCTTCCCATCGATCCCAAAGACCCCGTCGATCACCTCGTCGATGTCGATCTCGGCGATCTTCTTTTCGACTCTCGCCACCGTCGCGGCGATCATCTCGGCCTGTCTGGCGACCGCTCTTGCCCTGTCGGTCCGGCCGCGGCCTCGGAAAAAATCCGCCAGGTCCTCGTAAAAGGCCGTTTGCGCCGCTAGAAGCGTGTCGCCGTCGAATGCCGCCAGGACGTCCTCTTCGCCGACGCCGTGCGCCTCGAACTGGTCGCTCAACAGGCAGCACAGAACCTCGCCGAGCAGGATTTCATCGGTCCCCAGTCTGGTCAGCAGAGGCGGGTCGCCGACCTCCGGCTGGAGCAGGTCTACGCTCAGCTGGTCCCGAAGGCGTCTGGCGGCGGCGATGTTGATGCTGACAGTCCAGTTGCGGCCGGCCTTGTCCTTGAATGTCTTCATGGCGGCTCCTATGCGGTTACATTGATGGTGACGGCGGCTGTGGCGTACGGCAGGCCGGATGTCTGATAGCTGACCTTGACCGTCAGCGTATGGACGTCGCCGGATGAACCGAGGTCGGTGTTGTCGGCCACGGTGATCTCCCCGTCAGCCGAGTCGATGGCGAATACGCCGGCGGTCGACTGGGACGTGATGGCGTAGACCAGCGTTTCGCCGGTCATGTCGTCTCCCTTGGTCGCAACGACCGTATCGACCACGTCGTCATTCAGCGCAGTCTCGGATACGCTGAACGTCTGGTCGGCGGCGATCGGCGGTTCGAGCCACTTGTCGAAGACGGCCAGCTTGGCGGTGACCGGAACGCTGACCCCTTCCTCCAGCGGCTCGTTGCGGCTGAACTTGGGTATGGAAAAATCACCGACCGGGCCTTCGGCGTTCTCACCGTCAACCGCGCCGGTCAGGAACGCCATGCGCACCGTCCCCGACGTCAAGAAGGCCCGTTTGAGCGCCTGGAACACCAGGTCGCCTGGCTTCCAGAGCATCTCGAACTCGGCGGTGCATTCGCGCAAGGTCGCGGCGTTGGCCCGCCAACCCTTGTTGGCTCTTGTAGTTACGTCAGCCTCGCCCGCCTCAAGTGAGAGCGAGACGTCCTTGACGTTCGCCATCTCCGTCAGTCCGCTCAGCGCCGCGCCGGCGGCGCCTTGGTAGGCCTTGGCGTTCATGCCCAATAGAAAAGTCTTTGCTGACATTGCTGTTTACTCCTTAAGTACTTACCGAATCCCGCCACATCTGC